AGTAGCGTGGTAGCTGTACCAAAAGCATAGCCGCCCCATAGACCAGCACCCCAACCGGTTTGATACGTAATAGTAGACGCACCACTATTTAGTTGATACGCAGCCGACACCGCAGCCCCACCGCCCGTAGCAGTTGACGACGCGTTGCTTGATGCTGTTATGCGGTAGCTATTAGAGTCTATGTACGTAATCACGTACTCATTGTTTAGCGTTAGACCGCCTACCGCCGTTGCACCAGAGAACGTAACGTAGTCACCATTATTAGCACCGTGACCCGGCGCGTTGACAGTCACCGTAGGCTGGTTAATCTGGGTCGTGAACGGGTTGTTAGGCAGCGTTGTGGTAACACGGATGGGAGTAATGTCGTTGTATACACCGCCGCTCTCTACGTAGTATTTGACGTTAGTGCCTACGCCAAGCAGGTTATAGCCCTTAAGCGTCACCCAATTCCAGAGCGAACGCGCTACGCCTACATACGTAGAGCTAGATAAAGGTGCCCAACCGCCTATTTTTTGTGGGTAGCCCGAACGAAATCTAATCTTGTCGCAGTCAAACCAGCCGCCTTCATTGGCTAGAGTAGTAGATTCTCTATTGACGCCCGGACGGAGTTGTAATTTCTGTAATGGCATTTATCCACCCAAGTACAAAGCGCGTTCATCTTTACGTCTATTAAGCAATCCTTTAAGAACCTTGCCTCCAGCAAAAGAATACTTTAATAGCTCATCAGCGGCACCGGCGTAATCGCCTCTATTGTGCTTCTGTCGCAGCGTGCTGCGTTGCAAAGTTCCTAAGCCTACATTGAAACTAAAACTGACTAGACTGTCCAGCCAGCCTTGATTAGAGCCAGCAGTAGGACAATATTTAAGAACTCCACGTTCAAACCTCTCAAGGTCTTTTGCAAGTATGGCATCTACCTCATCCATTGTAAATACACGGTTCCAACCTTCTGGGCAAGGCAAACTTAATCTGTCTTCAAACGGCACTTTTGCATGACTAGGGTCAATTACATGACCTACGCCCACCGTCCAAAGTCGTGCCGGACAACGGTAAGGTTTATTCCTTACCCCTTCGTGGTGGGAGATTATCTTTAAAGCTTTGGGGCTTATCATTTTCCAAACGCCCGACCGCCAAAATGGAAGCTTATGATTGCAGCAAACAGCGCCTGAGTCTCGTCATCCCAAAGTTGTTCAGCTAACTGAACAAAATCTACCCCAGTTGTAAGTCCCTTGTAAGCAATCACTGCATCAATACCAACTAGTAAGAAAAAGAACCCGTAGGTAATCACAGGGCGCACTGAAGCGCGTAGGTCTTTCATCCACTTGGATGTGCCTTCATTTAACGATATATCGTGCGCGTATATAGCATTCATCTCCGCTTTTTGTGCGTCGATTAGCGAGACTTTCTCCGCAGATTGTGTCTGAGTTTTGATCTCGTCTAACTTAATTTCTTCTATATGTTGTTGTGCTACGTAGCCAGCGGCGGCTAACTGCAACTCGCGCTCTGTTTGCATTTGAGCTAGTTTTAGCTCGTGGGACTTGTCTGCCTTATCTTGGAAGAAATCTAGAATTTTGGGCAAGCCGCCCATCAAAAACGACACGAATGTTGAAAAAACTGTAAGCATTATTCCCCCAATAATATTTTTGCGCGTAGTTCACGCATTTTGCGTATTTCTTCCATCGCTGCTACTGTTGCATTATTCATATCCATATACATGATCCCCATGACGGGGAGCGCAATCACTAGCACAAAACACAGAACGATGACGGCGATGAGTAAAGACCACGGTACGTCACGCTCGTCCTTAGAAGTATCATCAGCCATAAGAACCACCCTGTTACGAACAGCACTGCGAAAATGGATGTCAGTTGACTTTGGATTTGTTTTCTTATCCTTGCCCGTCGCCATGCCGCCGCCTGTTGTTTTAATAACTCTTGACGCTGCACCTCGGCGCGTTCTTCCTTCACCCTGTCGCGCATTACTTCAAACTCAGACCATATAGCGCCTAGTTCTTTTGGCGCTTGGTACACCATCATTTCGCGCAACTCGGTTTCCAACCGAATCATTTCTTTTACTGCCATGACCCTATTAAATGCTTCCTGATTTACAGACAAATCAGGGTCACGCGTTTTCTTTACCTTTAACTCTTCTTCGTGTACGTGCTTTTCTAAAGACTCATGCGCTTTAAAAAAATTGCCAAGGTGCCCGCTTAAGTCAGCAACGACATCCTTGGCTTGCCCGTACACATCGACCAGCTCCATTCCCTGCGCTTTGTACTCCTGATACATCTCACAGCCTTTGCGTATTGCAGCGGCTGCGGTTTTTGCTGCGGCTAGGAGGATGAGCGGGTCAATGGTTTACGCCGCGCTAATCCACGATGTTGTAGCTTCATCCCATGTGTATAAGCCGTCTGTAGGCATAGGCGTAGGAGGCTGCCACTTAGCGTCAGCATCTAGCGTCCAACTTGGAAATGGTTGTGGAGGTACAAACGCATCAATATTTTCATGATACGTGTAGCCAATACCTGCATAGTTCTTACGCTTGTTGCCGTTGTAGCTGGTCTGTTTCCATGTGCCGCCCAGTACACGTTCGCAGAACGCAGCACCGATATGTTCTTTCTCAACGCCATAAGCGTCTGAAGTATCTTTGTTGTCTACTACGATTACACGCAGTACAACATTGTTGCTATCTAATTCAGCAAAATGTGCCATTACTCTTCTCCTAGATGTAAGCCTGTCAGACTCTCGTCCGATCCAATGTACCCTTTTACAAAGGTGTTAAACGAAATGCTAATGCGTGTCCCGTCGCCCTGCTTAGTTTGAACCATATGCGTCAAGTCAGATGGGAAAATAATTAAATCTCCAGTACCTGTCTCATACCACCAACTCTCACTATTCCAATGGTTCCAGTTTTCTGTTGGAATCTTAATGCGCTCGTAACCATCTTTGTAAAAATAAATTCTGTCTGTTTCTCTGTTTGCCTGTGGGTAAAACACACCGGAGATAATGCTATTTGGATGAGCATGCTTGTGATGGTATTGACCCGGGTCAGTAAAGTTAGCCCACGACTGCGTAATGTATGGCGTTACATCAAATTTAGGCGCGTACACCGACTTAAAGTAATCCAACATAGCGTCTTCAATAAACTCACGAATCTCTGTCATCTCAACAGATTTAAGCAGCTTACGATTTTCGCTAGTCGTATTGCCTTCATTCGGGTAACGCACTTGTTCCCTAATGAACTTTAATTCCTCTTCCGTTAGCTCACGGTCTAACTTAGAAAAACCTACAGCCGTTGGAAATAGGTTATTTATGTTCATGCAACCGCCCTGTCGTATATTTCTTGCTGCCCACGCATTTGCTCTAACTGCTCTTGAGTCCACACCGTATTGATGCTGTCCTCAAAAGCTTTTATCTTCTCCATCGTCTCTAACACTTCTTCCATAGTCGGACACGGGCGTGGGTCTTCCCAACGTGTGAACATGGTGTTGCTTATCTCCCACTTAGCGCCGGGGCGCAGTAAGTGCATAGCTGTGTCGATACCGTAGAGTTGATAATGTTTAGTGTCCATAAATTAACTGTAATTTAGTTTAATAATAACAATACCCGAGCCGCCTGTTGCTCCAGTATTTCCGCTGCCTCCACCGCCGCCACCTGTATTAGTAGTTCCAGCAGTAGGAGTTCCTGTACCAACCGCGCCAGCCCCGCCACCGCCCAATCCACCAACTGAAGCAACGCCAGAAGGAGCCGCAGATTGAGTCCCGCCACCACCGCCGCCAGCATACATTACAGATGAGCCAGTAATTGCGGAAGATAAACCAGCACCTCCGTTACCGCCTTGAGGAACGCTTGCAGCACCGCCAACTGCCCCTGCACCGCCACCGCCACCAGAATTGGTAAAAGACGTATTGTCTGAATACCCTTTACCGCCAATATTACCTTGACCTGCTGTCCCTTCACCGCCTGAAAATGTAGCATTTGGAAACCCGTATGCGCCACCACCAGAGCCTCCAGCAGTTCCATTCGTAGAAGATGAGCCAGTACCGCCACCAGTAGCGCTTATGGTATAAAAAGTTGAATTGC